GAAGTTGTTCTTTATCAGACATGGAAAGTGGAAGCAGAAAATAAAGAAGGGGCAGCAGAGAGGTATGAGGAAGATTCATATAATGGTTATCCTTATGAAGAAGGTTATTTAAGTAGACATGTGAAATACATAGATGAAATATAGAAGTGGAGCAACTAGGAGAGAAAGACAATGGCTAAAAATAAATATACAGGGGTGTGGAAACCTGATTGTGAATTTATTCCATATGTAACATGGATTGAATTAGATTTTAATGTCCATCAATATATAGAATCATCTCTGTGGAAGGAGATGATGCAAACTCTTGTTGCTGAAGAAGATTTGGAGGATTATTTACCTTTTGGAACAGACATGGATGAATGGATTGGTGTAGTACACGCAGTTTTCGAGGGACACCTTGATTGTAAATGGAGTAATATGTAAACTAATTACTATAAAACTAAACAAGGAGAAAGAACATGTTAGTGATGAACAAAACAGGACTATTTGGATCAGAAAAAGCTAGAGTAAAGATAAATCGTTTTGGATTTTCAAAAGGTAAACAAAGTATTGGTGTTCATTGGAGAAAATCTAGTGCCTATTTTTATGTAGGTAACATAGCAAAATCCTTTGGTGACAGTGTTCAACCAGTTTTTAATGTGAAGCGTTTTAGAAGGGCAGGGTAGTGTTATGCACAGGCGTAGTGGGGAATACAACCCTTACCAATTTCAGATTGAACACTACGATCAGTTACCAGAAGATATCGCAGTTGAAATTATTACGAACACAGAAGCTCGTGACATTACAGATGTAACTATCGAAGTAATCAATCATTGGTTACGACAACAAGCAGAGATTTGGAACTGGACAGACGGAGTAACATATGAATGAAACAGTAATCATAGGTAAAGATGAATTTGAACGAAGAAAAGTAGCACAACTTATTCAAAAGTATGAATACGGAGCTATTAATTATAAACAATTATTAAACAGCCTTGTAGGTATGGGGTGGGACAAAATGACAATGGATAAAATATTAAAAGAAAATTATCCACAGGAATAATTTGACAGACAGTAAAAAATATGATATTGTATAGTTTAATACATTAAATTAAACAGTTACAACATTATGTTTCACTACATGTCTTACCCATACTGATACCAGTTAATTCAGGAGGTAATTAAAATGAAGATTCGTGATATAAGTTTATTTTCACGAGGAGAAGTAAAAAACAGTGAAGCTATAGAAAACTCTCGTAGGAGGGATAGAATTACTCGTAAGAAAAAGGACAAGAAAATGACAAAAGAACGTAAGCAAAGAAGAAAACAAAAGGCAAGGGGGTATTATGTTTGATATTTCTTTACCTGCATTTTCCCTTATGTTACAGATACTTTCAGGCATAGCTTACCCAATGGAGCCAGAGGGTTACGCATATTCTGCTGTAGATGTAGAGGGAGAGTTTTATTGTTTAGCTGTAAACGCATACCATGAGGCAAGAGGAGAATCTTTTGATGAGAAAATAGCTACTTCACAAGTTGTAATTAATCGTGCCTTTAGTGATCGCTACCCAGATACAATCTGTGAGGTGATTAAACAAGGACCAATTAGGGAAAGTTGGAAGACTAAGAAAGACCCTACCCTTGAAGCACATGAGAGAAAATACTATCCTGTACGCAACAGATGTCAGTTTAGTTGGTATTGTGATGGTAGAAGTGATTCAATAAACAATTTAGATGGATGGGAGGACAGTGTAATTGCAGCATATATTGTATATATGGGATTTGGTGAGGACAGGGTTGATGGTGCAACTCATTACTACGCCCATAAAAAAGCTAATCCAAGTTGGGCAAAAAAGATGGTTGTTACTGCTAAAATGGATGGGCATACATATTTAAAGTAGAAAGATGTTGACAAATAAATAAAAGTTTGATAGTATATTTTAACATTAAAAAGGAGACAACACATTATGTATTACACAGATAACGAACTGATAGCACATGCTTCCCCTTCTCAGAACATATTTGAGTTGCCAGATGCATTAAAGTTTACACCAGAACTACGTCCCATTGAGCATGGAGGGTCAGCAATATCTACGCAGTTGGGACAAAAGATTGTAAACTCAGATACCAATGAGGTTTTGGGTATTGTGAAGTCACGATATACTCCTCGACCATACAGTGACTTATGGGATTCATTGGTAGAGGGACTGAAGATGTCTGATCTGAATTTATCAGATGCAAAAGTTAAGTTTGTGACTAGTCGTAACAATGCACGTATGTATGCAGATATAGAGCTAAAGGCATACAACTTTGAAGAAGCTATTGGTGAGCCTACTTCATTGGCAATGCGTGTTAAGGATAGTGTGGATGGGTCTGTCAAGTATGATGTATCTGCTTTTCTTCGTAGGCTATCTTGCTTGAATGGGCAAACTCGTATTGCAGAAAATACTTCTGTATCATTTAAGCACACTGTTATGGCTGAACCAGACAAGCTAGGTAAGATTGCCTCTAAATGGCCCGAAGTGTTGATAGAAGATGGACATTTGTTTAATCACATGAGAAAAGTGCCTGTATCGAGAGATGATACACAAACATTTCTGTCCAAGAATTTATGTGTAAGGAAAACTAAAACAGAGAAGGCAGTAAATAAGAAAATGCTCAACTTTATGATGGGCTTATGGGATACCTACTCTAACAGGATAGGTAACAATGGGTATGCTTTATACAATTCGCTTACTCATTACGGAACACACGTTGATCGGGATAGCTTGCGAGGGGCAGAATACGGTGATCGTGCGTTAAGACAAGAGCAAGAAGTTCAAGCTGTAGTGCGTGGCTCGAACTTTAAAAAGATCATACGTTATGATGACTTTGAGCAGTTAGTAGCTGCATAACATATATCTTGTCTTATTCAAAGGCAGCGAGTGTTAGGGTTTGTTCTCCTCCTAGTGCTTGCTGCCTTTTTGTTTTATGAGAGAGAGGTTAAACAATGACAGATAAACGTAAATGGGATCTTACTAGATACACATGTGTTGAATGTGAAAGGGACAACATAACTGTTCTATCTGGTGAACAAGTGTATGATATGGCTAGTTTCCTATGTAGTGAGTGTGAGGGAGGAAACCTAGTTATTCAAGCTGAAGTCATATGGAATTATCTTGATCAACGATTTGATGTTAAAAGAATAACTAGTTTCTATAACGAAACACAATCAGCACAACCAGAGTCTCGTTTTGGTGCATACTGCAATTATTGTAAAAAAATAGTTAACTTGATACAAGCTCGCAAATACATTGACAGAAAAGAATGGTTGAACAGCAGGAAGGATGGGTATGAACATGGCATTAAAAAGAGTATCAAAGAAGTATCGTAAGCCATTAACTGAGGAACAAAGAGAAAAGGCTACTCAAAATTTAGCTAAAGCAAGAGCAGCAAAAGCACCCTCTAAAAATCTAAGTATACATGAATCTGTAAGAGAGCTACCAGATACACATCCTGTATCTCTCAAAAAGGTTAAGCATTGGATAAATGTAAACAAAGAAGAACGAGACAGTTTACGCACACAGTTGAAAGTAAAGTATGATAAAAAGTTAAACAACAGGTATAATATTCTAAATGCATATGTATTAAACATGGAAGCCTACCTTAGAACAGGAACATGGCTAGATCTTTTTTATGGACAAGACCAAGAATACAAAGTTAAGCATGTTAAATGGAGGGGGTAGTGAAGGATAAAATCATACAACAAATTAAGACAGTCTTTGACCCAGAGATACCTGTAGATGTCTATGAATTAGGGTTGATCTATGATATAAAAATAAATAAGGATAGTTGTTTTATCCTAATGACATTAACTACAGCTTGGTGTCCAGAGGCAGAAGTAATACCTGAGAGAGTGAAGCAAGCAGCACTTAATGTTGAGGGCATAAAAGAGTGTGAGGTAGAGGTTACATTTGACCCACCTTGGTCAGTAGAACATATGTCAGAGGTAGCAAGATTGGAAACAGGATTATGATGAACTTAAATAAAAAGGGAACTGTAGAGGATGCTGTCTCTAAGTATTTAAAAACATTTGAGTTTAAGAAAAAGATCTCAAATGAAAAAACTAGAACACAGTATGACTACCAACTTCGTAGATTAATAGCTACACCACTAGATGATGGCACGATAGCAGGGGATATTCCTATAAGTAAATTGAATGTAGCTAAGTGTCAGCAGATCTATTGGGCATTGATAGAAAGTGTATCTTCAAGCTCAGATGGCATACGTTTTGCAAACTATACCATACAGATTGTTACAAGAGCATGGAATGTATTAATGAAGTATGACTTGCTTGATAAAAATCCTTGGGGGCTTGTTGAAAGATCAAAAGTTGCACCAAGAAATAATGTTTGGTTGCCTGAACACTTTAATACGTTTCTTAAAGTAGCATTTAGTGTCAACAAGTGGAGAAACATTGGACTTCTAGTAAGAATTAATGTGGAGTTAGGACAACGTATTGAAGACATAAGAATGTCAGAATGGGACAACTACAACTTTACAGATAAACTCTATACACGAGAGGTAATACAGAAAACAAAAGAAAGAATACCGGGAATACCTTTATCAGATAATCTTGTGCATATGCTTGTTGAGCAAAAGGAAGACTATGGGTTTCAAAATTGGGTAGTGCCTAATCCCTACAAGCTAGAGCCTTATACGGAACAAAATATATCTAGAACTTTTAGAACCATAATGAATGAAGCAGAGCTACCTAAGAGTCTTCAACTACGAGACATAAGACGAACAGTTTTAACTGACTTGGCAAATCATGGAGCTACAGATACAGAGATCATGGCATACAGTGGACACAAAAGTAGAGAAAGTTTGATGCCTTATGTATGTATTAGCACACACCAAGCACGTAATGCTGCAGAGAAGAGAAACTTTACAATGGATGATGAAGAATGGACATAGTTAAATATATAGATACACTAGGTTTGTCCTTAGATGAAAGTTACAGGGGAAACTGTCCTAAGTGTGGTGGCAAAAACACTTTTACTTCTACCAGAAGCGTTGGAAAACTGTTGTATAATTGTTACAAAGCAGGGTGTTCATTATCTGGA